GTGCCATCAAACGTAACGGTCCACGTAGCGTCACCAGTGATGCTGATGGTCCTTGCGGTCTGAAGGGCCGTAGCCGTAGAGGCGTTACCAGTAAGGGCTCCCGTTACGTTAGCGACAAGGCGACCAACGGTAAGGCTAGAAACCGTAGTGGTAGGCTCCGTAGCGGTGAATCCAAGGCTGAAGACAGCCTCGCCCACGGAACTTTCAGAGGCGTCGTAGAAGAACGAAGCGTACTTCGTTCCGCTGTTGACGTAGTTGCCATAGAAGCCGATGTCTACACTGTTCGCCACGTTGGCGTTGGCGTACTGCATCATATTGTCGCCAATAGATACGATGACGCTGTCAATGGTGGTGGTAGTTCCGTTTACATCTAGGTTTCCGCCAATCGTTACCGTTGAACCGTCGTCGGTAATAGACGAGTTAATGTACTGGCCATTGGTGGAGTCCCACTTAGAGACAGTGTTGTTGGTGAGGGCTCCTGCGTTTTTAAGCTGTACACTGTCAGTGTTAACGGTGATACCAGTACCTGCTCCGATGTCAAGGGTAGCACTTGCTCCAAGGGCTACAGCGCCTCCTCCGGTCAAACCAGCACCAGCGGTGTAGGTTACACTTGAGTTGGTAAGCGATGAGTTGGGAATGGAGGCAAGAGCCAAAGTCGTTCCCGTGATGTTGATACCACTTGCGGTAGAGACCTCCAAGAACTTAGACGCTCCTGCGCTATCGTCCCAGAAAAAGATACGGTCCGCGTTGGGGTCTGTAAGGTCCTCAAGGCCTAGGTGCTTGAGCTGTACGTCGTCAACGTTCACCTGAAGACCTACGCCCTGTCCTACGTTAAGGGTAATGTCGCGGGTTCCGCTAGAGGTAAGACCGGCGCCAGCAATGACGCTACGCACATCACCACCTACATCAACCCAGTTGGTTCCGTCCCAGAAGTAGATTGACTTGTCTCCTGCGGAGGAGTCGTAGTACACCTGACCCTCGTTGGGGGAACCCGGAGCGGTGGCTAGATTCTGAATGACCGCGTTCTGCAGCTCATTCTTATTGAGGTTAATCGAGGATACAAAAGAGATAGCCATAGCTTAGTTGAAAAATGCCTCACCACTAAAGGCTCCAGCGAATGTTAGGGTTACTTGGTTGAGTGAATTGTATTGAACGTCTCCATAAACAATATTGTCGGCAGAGTCTACCACCGTTACGGAGCAGTATTTGTTAAGGTTGTGGTTTATGACCCACGAAGCGGAAGGGGAGGTCTGCACGTATACGAAGTTGGCATCAAGGCTTACGCCGCCGATGACACCTGTGACCGTTACGCTATTACCCTTCTCGGTGACAACAGTAGAGCTTCCGGCAACTTCCGTTACCGTAACCGTGTTACCTGTTTCTTTTACAACGATAGCTCCCATCTTAGTCGACTACGTCTTCGTTAACAGTGAATAGGCCATAAAGCCACGTCTTAACGACTCCGGCATCATTGCTCTGAAGCCCGTATACATAAATACCAGCAGAAATTGTTAGCATCGTATTGGCGGTAGCGGTAACGAAAAGCTTCCCCGTGCTATTGGCGGTGTAGCTGAAGTCCGTTGAGTCAAGAACAGGCGTTGCCGACGTGTCGCTCTCGGATACCTCCATCTTAAAAGTGTAGGACGTGAGGTTGATAGGCTGGTTGTTAGCATCAAAAAAGTCTACCTCTATAGAGAAGGTATCACCCTTTCTGCAAATGATGTCCACCCTCTGAGCGTTGTCGAGGTTTACGGTGTTGGTAGAGGAACAAGATGATGCCATAGTGCAAATTTACTTCTTTAATTACATCATAAGTTCGGCGATATCCTCTGCGTCGCGAAGGTCTTCGGCGCCTAGTTCAGCACGCTCTCCCTTACGCTGAGCGATGAGTTTAGACTGAGCCTGGGCTTGCTTGCCTATCCTAGCGTCCTTCCTGTTTTCCTTCATCTCCTCGTTGGCCTCCTGAAGCTGAGTACGTGTGGACTCAACACCCATAACAGCTTGGTTTTTAAGCGCCTGCAGTTCCATATCGTAGGAGTGCTGAAGCTCCATAAGCTGGGCTTTAGCCTGGGTTTCAAGTTGAATCTTCTGCGCCTCTAGCTGAGCCTTTAACTGCTCGGCCTGCATATTAGCCTGCGCGGCAACTTGAGCCGCTTGGCCGTTGGCCTGTGCCTGCATCTGCGCCTGCTGTGAGGCCTCTTCCATCCTTGACTTCATCCGCTTCTTACGGCGTACCACAAGCAACCTCTCGGCCTGCTCAGGGTCTTTTAGCTGTCGGATTGCGATAGCATCCTCCAGGTCAATCTCTTTTTGAGATAGCGCCATGTTGATGTTCTGCTCTAGGTATATCTTGGCGCGGTCGTCCATCTCTCCCATTACGATAACGCCGAAGTTGTACATCGACAGGTTATCAAAGGAGCTGAGGACAGCCATATTGGTCTCGCCGATGGCGTTGGTATAAACCTTGTATATAACGCTCTTTGGTGGTATCACCTGTAGGCAGCGTACTATGTCGTCACAAACCTTCTTATATAGCACCTTAGCGGCATGTGTGATGTCGTAGGTGGCGTTGTTGGAGGCGGCGATAGCCTGCTCCCGTACTCCTACCAACGCATCGCCCTTTGGGGTGCTCGCGTCTACCACTTCGTTGATGCCCGTGGCATCACGAATCATACGCAGGTAGTGGTTGTACAGCGATACAAGTTCCTGGATGTTACGGATGGAGTTTCCAATCTCCCTAATCGGTGGGTTCTGAAACCCACCTTCAGGGTTCTTCGAGCGGTAGTAGAATACACCTGTCTGCTCGTAGATATCTTGAATCTCTAGTGGCTGTAGCTCACCGCCACGTCCTAGCTGTACGTTCTCTAGTCCCTCGATGTCGATAATCAATCCATCAGGCTTAGCCTTGGCGATAGACTGCTGAATCTTCAGGTGCGTGATTTGTAGCATATCACCGAACCCGATGACGCTAGAGACCATCGACTTTGGAATCATACCCCGAAGGTTCGTTGCCGAGGCGGAGTAGGAAAGGCGGGCACGGGCAATGTCGTGGGCGTTCTTTGGGATGTTCTTCTGTACCCCGTAGTTGAACAGCATATCTGTTCCTACAATAAGAATCCCTCCGTATACCGTTGCGTTTTTCATGTATACCGCCTCGCGGTCGAACACCGACTGCTGGGGAGCATTGTAGGTGCTTCCCTTGTGGTAGAATCCGATGTTTCCGAACTTAGAGGTCTTCTTCTCGAATACTATATCGTCTACAGACATAAACTCAAAGTCCATAATCTGCACCTTGTAGTCATCGTAGCCATAGCGGTAGCGGCTGCCTCCTGAGTCGTAGTCAGCACCTTGGGTGGTATATCGAAGCGGGTCGTTTCCGTACCTGTTCATCACCGTGGAGGCAATCTTTTTATACTGCTCCTCGGTAAACTGGTTTCCCGCGAGCCTCTTTAGCTCCATGATGGTAACAGTGCGGAAGTGCCCAGCGTATGTCAGGTCCGACAGCGTAGGGTCGTCGGTGTAGTTGTGGATGAAGTATGCGGGGTCTACATACTGCTCCTTGATTCCGTAGTTGGGGTCGTTGGTCCTTTTGGTGATGGCGATACCACAGGTAACCAGGTCCTCGATGCAGCGGCGGTAGATGGCGTCGTCGAAGTCATTCCACGTAAGGGTCATCTCCGTTGCCAGCTGTGCGGCAATCTCGGCGTCCGTCTTTACGTTGGTGTCCAAGAAGATTTCCGTCTCCTCGGGGGTGTCGGGCAAAGAGTCTGGGTCTACACGCAGCTGAAGCCCTAGAGACTTAGCCTCCTGAAGCATCGCCTTGTTCTCAACGCGTAAGATGGCGGCATTCTTCTTTTTGTCCTTCTCGCTCCTTGAAAGGGGGTCTATGGCCTGCACCTGTGGGTATGGCTTACGCGATAGGATTTTGTTTACGATAATCCTTACGAACTTCGGGATGATAGGCACGGGAGTATAGTCCAGTGTAAGCATCGCCCCGTCGGCGTTGTTAGCATCTAGGGAGCTAAGTATCTGTCGGTATATTGACGTGTTCTGCGTTCCCTGAGCATAATCTCGGTTGTTCTGCATCTCCTTAAACCTACGTCCGTAGAGTGAGTTGTCGTAATCGACACCAATCCACTGGGCGTACATGGCCTTAGCGTACTGAAGGCCATAAGATTGCGTCATCTTTTCCTCAGTACTCGCTAACGGGTCTGGGTATGAAGACTGGCCTTTTGCTGTATAATCTCTCTGCATAATCCACTACGGGCTAATATGCAAATATACTTATATGATTTAGCGTAAGATGACCCGACCGGGCCTAAAGAATTTCTTGACGTTAAAGTCAGTTTTCTCCTTTTTCACCGTAGTGCCTTGCGCTGCTAAGAGCGCAAGACCGCTAGATATTGATAAGTCAAATGCAGTTCTATCGTCTACCTTAAAGTTAATCCAATCCTCAAGGGTCCTTTCAAAGTACATCTTTCCAAACTCTCCGGTCTCCTCGTTCCTGCCCACGTGGAAGTGGATGTAGGCCTCAATTGCTTGAGCGTGAGCCTGTATGATATCCTGTGAGTTAGAGGGTATCCCTTTTGTCTTGGTGCTGCTGCCGTATCCTGAGCCTAGGTGCTCAGGGCGGTTTAGCAAGTAGTTGTCGTACCCGCGCTGCTCGAAGTATCTGGCGATGCCGTACTTGTTGTTCTCGATAAGGATGCTATATCCGTAGAACTTAGCGGCCATCAGGATGTCCTCGTAGAAGATTTTCGCCAGCGGGGGACGCGAGGCGTACTCTGCGACGAACATATTAGCGGGATGCAGCAAGTTAAACTTGTTGTAGAGATGGCACGCGCCCTTAGAGCCGCGGCCATCCACCGTGGCGTCGATGTCATAGGAGTCTACCCCTCCCACCCCAAGCCAATTGTTCTGTGGCCCTGACTTGTTGCGAAGCTCAAAGGGAGGCATCCACGTCACGCGCCACCGCCCGTTGGCATCGGGCTTAAAATACACCTCGGTGTCCTGCTGTCCGTCCTTCCACACGAAGTTACCCTGTAGCACGGGGTTGGGATACAGCTCTTGGTTGTACTGCACCTGCTCGTAAATCTTTTGCACGTTGAAGACCGATGACTTAGCGCTGTCCCTGAATGCTTCCGCCTCGGTAAAGGGGAACTGGCGTATCACCTCGTTGAGCTCGTAGCTGTCATCCACTAGCGCCTTCCTCTCGTTCTTTAGGAATGTCTTAGCGCCGATTACCACCTCGTTGCCGTCGATACCCTCCACCATAGACTCAGGGTCATCTATCACCGCCCTGCCGTGCACGTCGAAGAAGCCTTCTAGCGCCTCGTAGGCGGGGACGAACAGCTTATAGAGGCCGCTCTTTGTCCTTCCGTTTTCATTTCTTATGGTGGTGTCGCTGTTGGTCACAAGGTCTCGGAACTGGCGACCCCCTTTATCGAGGGGGTTGACGGTGCTTCCCACGATGGCCTTGCCTACGATGTTCCTACCCACGAGAAGGCAGGTGCGGTGGATGCGCCACGACTCCCTTATATCTGTAGGCTTCTCCCACTTGCCCGCCTCGTCCATATAGAGGATGTGCAGCTTCTCCCCGTCATAGGCGTTGTTGGTGGTGTTCTTCCAGTTGATGACGGTGTTAAGGGCGTCGCCACGGGTGGCCGTCTTCACCTTCTTGGTGATGCGCTTGGAGGGCTCGCGGAAGGCGAGCTCCATACGCGGGTTTGTCGTTCCGTCCTGGATGGGCTTGAAGAAGAACGGCAGCGACTTGTATATCGGCATCACCTTCTTCATAAAGATATTCTCCTGCGCGTCGCCTCCTGTCTTGGACATAATGCCGAGCAGCTTCTCCTTCACCTGCGACCCCTCGTTCACAAGCACCGACGAGCTCATCTGCGTGTATCCCGAGCGGCGGCATTTCACATACACCTGACCTAGGCATCGGTTGTCGACGTTGCAGGCCTCTAGGTGGGTGAACAGAAGCCTTTGGAACTCCAGGAACTTAGGATACCCGATGTCAATCTTAGACCACTGCAGGAAGAAGTAGTGGTTACCGGTGATGTAGGTGGGCACACCGTTGTTATAAAACCACAGCCCTTTGCGGCGGCGCTCAAACTCCTGCG